GGATTTGATTGTAGAGAGTACCTTTTGACAATCGTAACAGAGTGTTAAGGTAAACCCTTCGTTATTGTCCCACTTATCAGTACGCAAGTGATCTACATTGCGCAAGCAGAGATTACAGCGTCGCTTCATAGTTTATTTCCGCACATAGGACAATACACAAAAGGCGTGTCATCAGTAGTCCAATCAATATCACAGGGTGTACAGATCATGATTCAACCCAGATATTGCCATCTTCTTTACAAGAGATAGTCCAGGTGTTTGCGTACCAGTCCTTAACAAACTCTTCATCATTGTTTACAAACAGGTCCACAATGGTGACTCTTACAACGTGACAGTTAGTTCTCCAAACAAGTCTTTTCCCTTCTTTCTTAAGAGAAGAATAGGACTCATGAGGATGGGAAAGTAGGATTACTTGAATGTCAAACTTACTTCCGTGCTCTGTTTCCACAGGCTTAGGATCAGTGAGGAATTTAACTTCCGCTTCCTGTCCTTTATCAAGGCCACGCATCAAAGATGGTGTGCCCAAGCTATACTTCTTATCTTTGTCTAAGCTCATATCTGTGTTGTTACGTTGCTTTTGCTATTTAACAATTATCTGTAAGCCAAAAGAGTTATATAACAGATTTAACCTTAATTGATAATGCCAGTGGGACTCTACACTCGTAAAGGTAAAAATGGTCGTACGATGTATTTTAGAGATGGAAAGCTCATATCTAAGAAGTCGTACACAGCGTCTCGCAACCGTAGAGGAGCCTCTCGAAAGGGTCGCGCTCCTTATCGAGGTAAGAGAACCACTGGCAATACCAGGAGAAAAATGAGAAAGAACTTTGATTTAAACATAGTAGATACAGCATCTGCAGTACTGATCGGTAGTGCATTGTTAACAACTGCCGCAGGTGGTTCAGGCAATCCTATTGCAGAAGCAAAAATAGGAGCTTACCAAAATGCATTAACAGATCTGGCCGGTAATATTCGAAACAAAAAAGTACAAACATACGTTGCTAAGGTTGCCGTAGGCACCGTTCTAGCAAAGGGAGCGGCTAAGGCCCTTAGAATCCGTAAGATAGGCGGAATCAAAAATATATTTAGCCTAACAGTATAAAGGAGAAAAAACAAATATGGCATTCTACAGACTAAGGGAAGGACAGATCACCGCATCAGATTCTTTCACAAATATTGGCGGACTTTTCGGCCAGAGCACTACCTCATCGATACAGGTACCTAGTTCGAGCACTTCGATAGTACAGATCATAGCGAGCGTTGCAACAGATAGCGCAGCCAATGGTGTAACCACCTTCGGATGTCAAATCAGTGGAGACGGGCTTAGTTCGGGTCAGGAGACATTAACGATTGGTGGAGCTGGTGTAGATGGTACACCGGCTTCCAATGGACAAACAGTTATGCCAATGGTTTTAGATGTTAACATTCCTGTTGTAGCATCTAACCAGGTAAGCGTCGCCGTTGCGATGTCTGGCGATACTGGAACTTGCGAAGCAGCAATTACTTTAGTTTTCCAATAGGTTAGCATGGTTCGCAATAGGACAGGTCTTGCACCCTGGTCTCTTTCCAGGGAAGCAGGGATTGAGTCCGCAACAGTAGACGGAACTATAGAAGTACCTCAATTAGTACAGCCCACGTTAAGCACTGGTTTTGTAGATGAGAAGGGAGATTGGAAAGGAGTCAAGAGTAGTGATAAAGACTTTCATGCTTTTCTAACTGACCTAGGCATAGCTAATGGTGGAACGATCTTAACCCCCGACGTTAATCCTGATGGCACATGGCCTTTAGATATGACAGGCTTCAATAGTATTTTTGTCGCTATTAATCCTTCTAATGGTGGTAACTATGCAATAAACGCAGTTATGGGACCCGATAGTATTTCTTTTGCTAATCTAAACCCTGTGGATGCAGCTAGTTTATTACAAGGAAACCTTTACTCTAAACAGGAATGTCAAAAGTTATTCGGCGATAGTTCCCATGCTTTGACTGCTGACGTATGGAATTTAATATATCTTCAAGACACACTGCAGAACCAGAAGCTATTGCAATTTCAGATCACTAATAACAGTGGTGGATCAAGTGACATTCAATCAGCATTTATGAGATTAGTATGAAAGTATCTAGGTATGTAATAGAAAATGGCACAGAAGATTGATTTAGATATTAATAAGCTTGATTGGTTAGCAATAGCCAGGGTAATGGCTCCAATACTTGCCCCAGTAATATTATCCGTAGTATGGATTCTTTTAGCCAGGACAAATAAAACCGTTGACTGGCTATCGAATGTATTTGCTTTAGCTGAGATAACGCCATCCATAGATCTAAACCTTCCTCCAGGTGTTGTATTAGGTTCGTTCTATAATTCAGCAGAAGAAATAGAATCCGTTGTTAAAGGATCAATAAAGTTTGTTAAGGATCTAAAAGCAGATAAAATAGAATATGAGGGTTCTGGATTAAACAAGGCATTTGATTTCATATTTGACGTTATTAAAGGGGGCAGATGGTAAATGACAGACGCACTCTTCGCACTTGTTTGGGTTTTGAGCTTTGGGCTTTACTTGGGGATTTATACTTATTGGATTCCGCTAAGAACTCAGCAGAAGATTGAGTCCTGGTTAATGTCAAAGGAATCAGACGAGACTTTGTTAGCTAGCCTTGGTGTGATCACTAACCAAATCAGAGAGCAAACCCTGGTCGACTTCGAGGAGTTTATGATTCCTCAAGCGAGAAAGGCAGCGATAGATTTCTGGAACGGTGCTATGGGGAATGCAGCCAAGGAACTCGGCAAGACAGAGGAAGGTTCTCAGCTTTCGATAATGCATAGTATGGCCGAATCATTAAAAAATGAAAGTTGGTTTGTCCAGGCAGCAGCAGCAAAATTGATTCCACTGATCAACAAAGCCGCAGCAAACCAAGGTGACGCCACTAGTAAGCCACTGAAAGGCTTAGGATTGCACAAATAACGCCCCTAGAGCGCCTTCTAGCGCCCCAAACTCGCTTTTTATACCCATTGCTACCCCACCAACTCCCATAGTCCTCATTTTCTCTTTAAACGGATTTGATTGTAGAGAGTACCTTTTGACAATCGTAACAGAGTGTTAAGGTAAACCCTTCGTTATTGTCCCACTTATCAGTACGCAAGTGATCTACATTGCGCAAGCAGAGATTACAGCGTCGCTTCATAGTTTATTTCCGCAC